ACTAATGGCTGATGATCCAATCGCAAAGCAATACATTCAAAGCTACGAGAAAGCAAAGTCTTTCCGTGAGAATTGGGTTTCCTTGTTTGAAGAATGTTATGAGTATGCGTTACCTCAACGCGAGTCTTTCTATCATGAAGAAGCTGGGCAGCGCAGAGATGATAAGATCTTTGATGAGACAGCAGTTGTAGGCGTTCAAGAGTTTGCAAGCCGTTTACAGTCTGGCATTGTGCCTAACTTTGCACGTTGGGCTGACCTTATGGCTGGCAGCGAAGTTCCTGTAGAACAGCGCGAAGCAGTCAACAATGAACTAGATGAAGTAACTGAGTATGTGTTTGAGGTACTTCAGAACTCTAACTTCAGCCAAGAAGTGCATGAGTCATTCATGGACTTAGCTGTTGGTACTGGTGTTCTATGCGTTGAAGAAGGTGATTCAATTACTCCTGTTACATTCTCAGCAATACCTTTGCCGCATGTAGTTTTAGATACTGGCCCTGACGATAAAATAGATCATGTGTATAGAGAACGTAAGAAGGTTAAGTTTGATCACTTACAGATTATGTATCCTAACGGAAAGTTTAACAGCCAAGTGCTTTCTTTAATGGGGTCAAACAGAGAGACAACTGTTCTTGAAGTTGTATGCAGAAACTACTCTAAAAAGAATGAAGAAGCTTACTATCACTACGCTATCTGCATGACGACTAAATCCTGCATATACTCCAAAGAGCTAACTGGCATTGGCTCTAATCCATTTGTTTGCTTCCGCTGGTCCAAATGTGCTGGTGAGATTTATGGTCGTGGCCCACTTATTAATGCTCTGTCTGCAATTAAAACAACAAACCTAACAATAGAACTTATTCTTGAGAACGCTCAAATGTCTATCTCTGGCATATACCAGATGGAAGATGATGGCGTAATTAACCCTGATACTATTAATTTAGTTCCAGGATCTATTATTCCTAAGGCTATGGGATCTGCTGGACTGCAACCTATACAAGCTGCTGGTAGGTTTGACGTTGCACAACTTGTTTTGTCTGACATGAGGCTGAATATTAAACGTGCATTGTATAATGATATGCTTGGTAATCCTGATAAAACACCAGCTTCTGCTACTGAGGTAGCTGAAAGAATGGCTGACTTGTCTCGTAGAATGGGGTCTGCATTTGGCAGATTGCAAGCTGAACTTGTGCAACCTGTGCTGCAAAGAGTTATCTATATTCTGAAAAAGCAGGGTCGCATCGAAGTCCCAACTGTAAACGGTAGGGAAGTAAAGGTACGCTCTGTATCTCCGCTTGCTCAAGCGCAATCTAATCAAGACATCTCAAGCGTAGCACGTTTCCTAGAACTGGTTGGCGGTTCGTTTGGCCCAGAGATGTTGCAGCTCTTAGTTGACGGTGAGCAGACAGCAATACATCTTGCTAAGAAGTTTGGTGTGCCAGAAAGCTTGATTAGGGATGAAGAGCAACGCAAGCAAATAGCACAGATGGCGCAGCAAATGGCGCAGCAGCAGATGCAACAACAAGGACAGATGGTTGAGCAACCAGAAGGTTAACATTGGAATAGACGGGATACAGCGGAAGACTGATCTTGATAAACAGATAAGTCACAACGTAGCTCAGATATTTGAATCACCAACAGGCAAAGAAGTTGTGCGTTATCTACGTTCTATAACTATAGAAATGGTTAACGGGCCGAATGTAACTACGGAAGAGTTACGTCATATAGAAGGGCAGAGATATATCGTTGGTTTAATCGAGCAGCGTATTGCCCATTCACATAGGAGTAAAAGAAAATGAGTGATACGTTAATGAACACTGAGGCAACGGAGGCTGCACCATTAGAGGCTGCACCAGCAGAAGAGCAGCGTGACTTTGTTGTTGCAGAAGATACACAACCAGAACGCCCTGAGTGGTTGCCAGAGAAATATAAAAGCGGTGAAGACCTAGCAAAAGCCTATAAAGAACTTGAGTCTAAGCTTGGCAACAAAGAAGAAGATATACGCAATAAGCTTCTTGAAGAAATCAAGGCAGAAAGCTTTAGCGAAAGGCCAGAGTCTGCTGGCGATTACCAGTTGCCAGAGTCAGTAGATGAAGAGCTTGCTGTTGATAATGAGCTTCTTAAGTGGTGGTCTGAACATTCCTTTGAGAATGGGTACAGCCAAGATGAGTTTAAGAAGGGTATAGAGATGTATGCTCAAGCTATTGGTGGGGAGCAACCAGACATCGAAGCTGAGTCAGCAAAGCTGGGCGAAAATGCAAACGACAGAATACAAGCAGCGTCTATGTTTGCAACTAAGTTTTTTCCAGAAGAAGCTATCCCTGCAATAGAAAGAATGTGCGAAAGCCATGAAGGTATTATTGCTATTGAGTCTATTATGGAAGCAATGAAGGACGGTTCGTTTGCTGGCAATGCTGAGTCAAGTGCTGGCACAACTGAGCAACAACTTAGGGAGATGATGGATGACCCAAGATATTGGAAAGACCGTGATCCAGAGTTACATAAACAAGTCACTGATGGCTGGCAACAAATATATAGATGAAGTTAAAATAATAAAGCGGGGCCAGTATTACCTGACCCCGTTTACTAAAAAGCATATAGATGAAGTTGTTGAGCATCTAGGAAAAGAAAGTCGAAGAGAGCTAAAGCTTCTTGGACATCTAGACATACGCCAAGCCATAGAAGAGATGCAAAAGTTCTCTGAGTGCTACATTGCCAGAAAAGAAAACCAAGGGTTTCTAGCTGTAGGTGGTCTTTGGTACGACAACGATCAAGACTTCCCACAAATGTTTGCTATGTTTTCTGATACAATTAAGGGAAACTTTAAAGCTATGGCGCGTGGCTCACAGATGTTAGTTAACTTCTTTGATACAACACAGAGCCATATGAGCATGACAATATTAGCGGATTACGAGCTTATGTTGAATTGGGCAAGCTGGTTAGGCTTTGAAGCTATGGGCATTTCTACCCTTGGCAAAAACGACTATGTTGATTTTGTACGTTGCAATCCGAACAAAAATAGTGTTAGGGGTGAATTACTGCGGCCCGTAACGCACTGAAAGGTCCGAAAGGATACCCTTGTTGAAGTGAAGAAATGGATACCCGTGTAACTGTAACTTCAAATTAGGACTGAAAAAATGGCTAATACTATTGACACAGCCTTTATCAAGCAGTTTGAAACCGAAGTTCACATGGCTTATCAACGTATGGGTTCCAAATTACGGAACACTGTGCGTACCAGCAATGTGACAGGTTCAGTTGCTCGATTCCAAGTAATTGGTAAAGGTGTCGCAAACACTAAATCACGTAATGGTAACGTAACTCCAATGGAGTTGGCGCATACAACAGTCGAAGCTACTATGGCTGACTACTATGCACCAGAGTACATCGACAAGCTTGACGAGTTGAAGATCAACATTAACGAACGTCAAGCTGTTGCTCAATCTGCTGCTGCGGCCCTTGGTCGTAAGACAGATGAACTTATCTATGCAGCTATGGATGCTGCTGGTGGTACAGCAATTCACGATACAAGCTCTGCTCTTGAGATCGCTGACCTACTATCACTGTTTGAAACTATGGGCGTTAATGACGTACCAGAAGACGGACAGCGTTATTTGGCAATGAATCCAAAGGGTTACGCTGACTTATTCGCAATAAGCCAGTTTGCTTCTTCTGACTTTGTTGGTGAGCAAAACCTACCATTCGCTGGTGGCATGACCATGAAAGAGTTTATGGGATTCAAAGTGTTCTCTACTTCTGCTGTAACGGCTGGTAAGAACATTGCGTATCACACTTCATCTGTAGGACTGGGCATTAATGCTGATGTTCAAACAGAAGTGAACTATGTCGCTGAAAAAGCTTCACACCTTGCAACATCTATGATGTCTATGGGAGCTGTTGGCATTGATGCTAACGGTATCTGTGAAGTCCTCGATAACAACTCTTAAGAAGGAGACTGGAATATGGCTTATAGTGCAGCAGGTCTTCACCTTATCGGTGGTGGATCAGGTCAAAGGCTCTGGTATTATGTATCTACTGATACCATTGCAGACGCAAACACAGCGGGTTACTTCAATGACGCTGCGTCCATGCTTAACCTAAATGACTTAATCATTACGGTAACATCTACAGGTGGAACGCCTGTTATTACCCATGCTTATGTCAACGCAAACAATGGTTCTGTTGTCGATATTACTAACGGCGTTGTCGTTACTAATACTGATGGCGACTAAATAGGGCGGGGGGTTTCGGCCCCCCGACTTTCTTATGCCAGACGTAGCTGATACAGCGATAAAAATATGCTCTCGCGCATCCATCTTAATTGGTGGTGACGCGATTCAGTCTTTTACAGACGGAACAACAGAGTCAGATGTTGCATCTTCTATATACGAAGACATCGCAAGATCCTCTTTAACAAGCACAAGATGGCGGTTTGCAACTACTCAGGTGCAGTTGAGTAGACTTACAGACGTACCAGCTTCAAGATACTCTGCTGCTTACCAGTTACCAGCAGACTATTTAAGTATTAACTCACTGACAATAAACGATAATATTATAAAGTACGACATATATACCAACAAAGCTTTCTGTAATGCAGTCGAGACTGACGTTGTTATGGCTGACTACATCTTTAGAATAGCTGAAGAGCATTGGCCTCCTTACTTTATCGTTGCTCTTGAACTTGCGTTAGCAGGTATCTTTGCTGTGTCTATTGCGCGAGATGCACAGCTTGCAAGTGCTATGGATGCAAGAGCAGAGATACAGATGAGGAAAGCAAGAACACTAGATTCGCAACAACAAACAACCCGTAAGTTAGACACATCAAGGTTTATTTCTCAAAGGCGTAGCTAATGCAGAAAGTAAGAGTTCCTATTAACAGCTTTCAGTATGGTGAAGTCAGTGATTCCCTCTCAATGAGAGTTGATACACCTATTTATTCTGCATCTGCATCTACAGTACAAAACATGGTTGTTATGGCTGAAGGTTCTTTGATTAAACGCAAAGGCTTAGAAAACCATATTAATCATAGCATAACTTATGATGCTACATATCCAGAACAATCTGTCTTAGTGCCGTTTATCTATGATGATAACGAGCAATACATTGTTTCTATACAGCATCAGGCATTAAAGGTTTACCAAATAGCAGCAAACGATGGATCGGTAATCTCTATAAATGTAAACATTACGGCTGGCACAGATGGAGTTGCTGTTCCTTTTGATAGAGAATACTTAAAAGAGTATACCACAGCGCAGCTAGGAGATGTTCTTTACATCTGCCATTCTCTCTTTGCACCTAGAGTATTAACACGAACAAGCCTAACTACCTTTGAAATAAGCACGTTTGCATTTGATACACGGGCAGATGGCAAACAAACCTACCAGCCTTACAATAAGTTCCAAGCAGAATTTACAACAAAGATAGACTCAACTCATACATCTTCCCCAAGCTCAGAAGAAAGAAGCATTAATATCTATAATACATTAGCTACCGCTGATGATAATGGTATAACTGTTT